CATTTTTGGAGAAGCCGCAACAGCAATGATTCTTTATAAACTTGATTATGAACTATGGGAAATTGCTAAATCATTCATTATTTTTCTTAATAAACTTCCAGAATATCCTATAAGTCATTTGCATAGTATTAAAGAAGATGAAAGTTGCAAACAAATTCTTTTAGGAATTACAGATGACACCCTTAGATAAAATTATTCAATTAGTGCGAGAAGACGTAACTGTAGCAAATGCTCCAGGACAAGGTGGTGGATTTAGTTCTTCTTCTCCTGACCCTACGGCAGGTTATGATAAACATTTGGGTGTTAATTTAACTAGATTTGGTAAAATTGATCGAAGACATACTAAAAAATATAAGAAACAATATGATAATTGGCTTCGTTCTTTAGGTTTATTGTAAGAGATAAATAGTTACATCTTATGACCAAAAATTTGATGTATTCTGGAGTATCTCATGCAAGAAGATTCAATTCGACTAGCTATTCTCGAAAAAAACCAAGAAAACGCTGAAAAGGAAATGCACGCTCTAAGAGAAGCCATCTCTGAAATCAGTAAAGTCAATGTAAAAATTGGAGAGCTTTTAGCGGTTCAACAAGTAAGAATAGAACAGCAACAACAAAAAGAAGAAGACCTCAATAAAAAAGTTGAGACTGGAATCGCTAAACTGACTCTAAAAATGGATGCAGACCGCGATGAAATTTATAAGAAAATGGACACTAATAAAACTGAAGTGTTAAGTGATATTAAGAAAATAGATGATAAGTTTTCTGAGAAGTTTAATCTCGTATATATTGGGGTTGGAATTGCACTTACGATTCAATTAATCTTTCAGGTCGCAGGGCCTCAATGGTTTCAGAATGACAAGCAAGGGGGCTTGACAAATCCAGAACCTCATGCTAGGATTCAGAGCCGGTGAACGCGGAGCTGAATGGATGCAATAGATAATCAATACATCAATTTACTATCTTCTCGCTTAGAGCGTTTTAAAAAAGTAAGAGCTGGTCTCTATAATTGTAGATGTATCTTATGTGGTGACTCACATAAAAATAAAACTAAAGCTAGAGGCTATTTCTACGAAAAGGGAAACAACACTAACTACAAATGTCATAATTGTGGTGTGAATATATCTTTAAATAACTTCTTAAAGCAAGTTGATTACTCTCTTTATGAAAGCTATTGTCTTGAAAAGTATAAAAAAGGTTTAACTGGAAAAAATTTTGTTGTAGATACTCCAAAGATTAACAAATCTCCTCCTTCATCAAACCGACTTTTTAAGGAAAGACTCTCACTCCCTAAAGCAAGTGAAAATGATAAATCAAGAAAATATCTTGAGGATAGACTAATAAACCCCAAAGAGTTCTACTATGCAAAAGAATTTAAAAAGTGGGTTAACTCAGTAAAACCAACTTTCAACGAAAAATCATTGTATTATGAAGAGGAAAGAATCGTTATTCCTTTTCATCTAAATAAAGAACTCATAGGTTTTCAAGGTAGAACTTTTGGTGATTCTCAAATCAAGTATATCACCATTATGCTCGATGATAAATCTCCAAAAGTCTACAACTATGACCAAATAGACAATTCAAAACCAGTCTATATTCTTGAAGGTCCTTTTGATTCTTGTTTTATTCAGAACTCTATTGCGATGTGTGGAGCTGATGTTTCTCTTGAAAAATTAAATATTTCACAACCAGTTTATGTTTATGATAATGAGCCAAGAAATAACGAGATTCTTAATAGAATGCAACGAACAATTTTAAAAGGACTACCTATTGTCATCTGGCCTCAATCAATCAAACAAAAAGATGTAAATCTTATGGTTCTTGAGGGTTTAGATGTCAATGAAATCATCTCTGAAAACGTTTATACAGGTCTTTTAGCAACTTTAAATTTTAACGAATGGAAGAAAAAATGAGCAACAGCATTACAGTAGTTAAGCGCAATGGAAGTATTGAGCCACTCATGTTAGAAAAGATTCATGAGATGGTTAATTGTGCATGTGAAGGTCTTACGAATGTTTCGGCATCTCAGATTGAGATGAATTCTGGTCTTCAATTTTATCCTGGTATTAAAACAGATGAGATTCAACAGATTCTTGTAAAATCTGCTTCAGACCTTATTAGCCTTGAACATCCTAATTATCAATATGTTGCAGCACGTTTACTTCTTTTTGCAATCCGTAAACAAGTTTATGGTGGTAGAATTGATTTGCCACATTTAAGGGAACAAATCGACAGTTGCGTAAAGGAAGAATTTTATGCTGCAGATATTTTAAATTATTACACCGAAGAAGAAATTGATATTGCAAATTCTTTTATTGACCATAATAGAGATTTCCTCTTTACATATGCGGGTCTTAAACAAGCAGAAGATAAATATCTAGTTCAAAATAGAGACACTAAAAAAGTTTTTGAGACTCCACAGTTCATGTATATTATGATTGCTCTTACTATTTTTAGTAATTATCCTAAAGAAACAAGACTTTCATATGTCAAAAGATTTTATGATGTGACGAGCAAACATAAAGTAAATTTGCCAACTCCGGTAATGGCAAGTGTTAGAACTCCAGAAAAACAGGCTGCATCTTGTTGTCTTATTGATATTGATGATACTCTCAAGAGCATTATTGCTTCTGATGGGGCAATGATGGAATATGTATCTGGTGGAGCTGGAGTTGGTATTGATGTAAGTAAAATTCGTGGTATTAAGAATAAAATTCGCAAGGGTAAAGTTCTTTCAACTGGTCTAATTCCTTATTTAAAAAAGTTTCAAAGTTCTCTCGAATCTTGTCATCAAGGCGGTGTAAGAAAGGGAAGTATGACTGCGTATGTTAGTATTTGGCATCAAGAAATTGAGGATGTTATTGTTCTTAAGAATAATAAAGGTAATGACGAAAATCGAGTTCGTAATATTGATTATGCAATTAAGGTTTCCAAATTGTTTTATGAACGTTATATTAATGATGAAGAGATTACACTATTCTCACCACACCATGTTCCAAATTTAGAAGAATCTTTTGGAACCGAGGCGTTTGATGAACTCTACCAATATTATGAAAATGATGATAATATTCCAAAACGTAAAGTAAAAGCTCAAGAATTATTTTTAAATATTCTTAAAGAGAGAAGCGAAACTGGTCGAATTTATATCATGAATATCGACCATTGTAATACTCATAGTTCTTTTAAGGACCATATTAGTATGAGTAATTTGTGTGTGGCTGGAGATACCGTTATTCACATTAGATTTTATAACGAAGTAACTAATCGTATGGTGCATGAAGAGATTCAAATTCAACATCTGAATACTTATCTCACTGCCCCACTGTATAAAAATATTGAAGTTTATTCTTATGATGTTAAAACGGGTAAAAATAAATGGGCCTCAGTAACGGCATTTGCTCAAACTTTCCCCAAATCAAAAGTAATGAGAATTACTGATGAAAAAACTCTTCGTAACATTACTGTTACTCCAGAACATAAAGTATTCACAAAAAATCGTGGATATGTTATGGCAAAAGATTTGGTGGAAAATGACGAATTAATAATTACAAAGAAATTTTATTAATTGGTAGGATGAGTAATTTCATAACTAGCTATGAAAAAATATATAATATATAAAATCACCAACATTAAAAACGGAAAGTCTTACATTGGAAAAACTGAATATTCTTTGGAGCATCGTTGGAAACGTCATTTGTCAACAGCAAGAAATGGTTCCAAATTTAGATTTCATTCTGCTATTAGAAAATATGGAGAAGATTGTTGGAATTTATCCGTAATAGAGTCGTATGAAACTCAAGATTCAAATTTAATCAATGAAAAAGAAAGACATTTTATTAAATTATTTGAAAGCGACACTAAAAAAGGATACAATGCAACTTCAGGTGGAACGGGAGGTTGGATGCTCCCTAGATGTTCAAAAGAAGTTCAAGTCCAATGGAAAGAAAAGTTATCCAAAAAGAGCACGGGTTCAAATAATCCAAATCATTCTGGATATAGTGATGAAGATTTAATTAACTTTGGCCTCAAATTCATTAAAAAATATAAATTTATTCCTGGTAAAAAAAGATTGTGTAAATTTTGTAAAGAAGAATTTAATGTAGAATTTCCAAAAAGTTTTTCTAAAAACCGATTTGGGGGAAAAATGGAAAATTATACCAAAATTCTTGAAGAAAGAAGTGGTTTAAAATTTAATTCTAATCATAGGACTTTAGAAGAAAGAAAAATTATTGCTGAAAAAGCATCATTAACATCAACTATTATGTGGCAAAAAAGGAGAGAGAAAAATGTTAAAAATTGAACATCTAGATGAAGAAATCCCAGTTTATGACATCACAGTTGAAGGAACACATAATTTCTTTGCAAATGACATTCTTGTTCATAACTGTGTAGAAGTGACTTTGCCGGTTCATCCAATTCAATTCATGGAAGATGAATTTGGAGAAATTGCTCTTTGTATTCTAGGAGGTCTAAATGTTGGAACTATTAAGAATACTAAAGAGATGGAAGAATGTTGTGAATTGATTGTAAGAGCTTTAGATGAACTGATTGATTGGCAAAAATATCTAGTTAAAGCTGCGGAGATTTCAACAAAAGCTAGAAGGTCTTTAGGAGTAGGTGTAATGGGTCTTGCTCACTATCTAGCAAAACAGGGACATTTTTATCACGAACAAGAGGCATGGGATAGTTGTCATAATCTTTTTGAAAGCATTCAATATTTTCTTCTTAGGGCTTCTAATGAGATTGCTAAAGAAAAAGGTCATTGTGAATACTTTAATAGAACAAAATATTCTGATGGTATTTTACCAATTGACACATACAAGAGAGATGTTGATGAAATCACATCTACTCCACTTCTACATGACTGGGAAGCTCTTCGTCAAGATGTCTTAAATTATGGTTTGAGGCATTCAACTCTCAGCGCTATAATGCCCGGAGAGTCGTCTAGTTTGCTATTAAATGCTCCAAATGGAATTGAACCCCCAAGAGAACATCTAACAGTTAAGCGTAGGTTAAAACAAATTGTTCCACAATATACAACA